ACCAACTTATGTATTCAGTAAAGTAAGTGGTGACGCTACAGTTGCTTCAAACGGTGCATTAACAATTGCTTCTCAAGCAGTAGAAAATTCAATGTTGGCAGATGACGCTGTAGGGGCAGATGAGTTAGCAGCAAATGCTGTTGTCAACGCAAGTGTTGCTTCTGGTGCTGCAATTGAATTTAGTAAGATGGAAAACTTAACTGCTAGTAGAGCACTTGCTTCAGATAGTAATGGTGATGTGGCAGTAACTGCTGTGACAGCAACAGAATTAGGACACTTAGATGGCGTATCAAGTAATGTACAAACGCAACTAGACACAAAAGCAACAAATGCCTTTGCTATCGCACAAGCAGTAGCATTAGGGTAATGATAAATAGTAGTACAAGGATTTAAGAAATGGCAATACCAAATAGTAGAAACACATTAAAAGAATATTGTTTGAGAAATCTAGGTAAGCCTGTAATTGACATAAACGTAGATGATGACCAGGTCGAAGATAGAATAGACGAAGCATTACAGTATTTTGCTCAATATCATTACAATGGTGTAGAGAGAATGTATTTAAAATACAAAGTAACAGCAGACGATATCACTAGAATGACAACAAACAAAGCAGATGTTAATGTAAAAGAAAAAGGTTCAATCGAAGAAAATATTGAGTTAGAAGAAGGTACACCTGAAACAGATAGAGGTGATACAACTGGTGACTTATTATTAGAAGATGGTTTTAAAGTATTAGGAGAAACATCTATTGGTGCAACAACTGTATATACAGAAGCACCTAATTATATTGTTGTTCCTGATAGTATAATAAGTATTGCAAATATTTTTCCTTTATCAGACAGAAACAATATGAATATGTTTGATGTCAGATATCAATTAAGATTAAATGACTTATACGATTTTTCTTCAACTAGTATTGTTCATTATGAAATGACAATGAGGCATTTAGATTTTTTAGACCATATACTTGTAGGAGAAAAACCATTTAGATTTAATCAACATCAAAACAGATTATATATTGATATGGATTGGGAAAATGATATATCAGCAGGTGAGTATTTAATTTTTGAGTGTTTTAGAAAATTAGATCCTGATAGTCATACCGATATCTATGATGACTTATATTTAAAACGATATACAACTGCTCTAATCAAAAGACAATGGGGACAAAACTTATCTAAGTTTTCAGGTACAGCGATGTTAGGTGGTGTTACACTTAACGGACCTGAATTGTTTTCAGCAGCAATAGCAGAACAGCAAAAACTAGAAGAAGAAATTAGATTAAATTGGGAAGAACCTGCTCATTTAATGTTAGGATAAAATTATGCCAACTAATGTATATTTTGATACTGGCACTACATCCGAGCAAAGACTATACGAAGATTTAATAGTAGAACAGCTCAAGATTTATGGCCAAGATGTCTATTACTTACCAAGAAAGATAGCAAACAAAGACACAATTTTTGGTGAGGACCCTGCAAGCTCATTTGACGATTCATACATCATTGAAATGTATGTTGACAATACTGATGGATATATGGGCGAACAAGAGATTATTAAAAAGTTTGGTTTAGAATTAAGAGATGATATTGTATTTACTTTATCTAAATCAAGATGGGAAACTTTAATAGGTAATAATTCAGACTTAGTTGCTGATAGACCACAAGAAGGCGACTTAGTTTACTTCCCTACTACAAACGCATTTTTCGAAATACAGTTTGTTGAACATGAACAACCATTCTATCAACAAAGTGCTTTACCTGTTTACAAATTATCATGTACTCGATTTGAATATAGTTCAGAAAGACTTGATACTGGTATCTCAACGATTGATAGTGTTGAAGATAGTTTATCAACTGACACTATGAATTTCCAGTTTACTTTAGAAAATGAAGTAGGTTCTTTCTTATTAGAAAGTGATACAGGTGAGATAAGTTATCTTATCAATGAGGACTTTACAATGGCAACACAATCACCTAATGACCAAGGTAAAACTTTTGAAACAGAAGCGGGTACTACAACATCATCTACTGGTGATGATATATTAGACTTTAGCGAAAGAAACCCATTTGGAGAGGTTGACGAATACTAATGTTTGGAGAACACTTTTATCACAAAACAATTCGTAACACGGTTATCGCCTTTGGTACAATCTTCAATAATATTAATATCAAGCGATTGGATTCTAGCGGTAACCCCCTACAAAATATTAGAGTGCCATTATCGTATTCGCCTAAAGAAAAGTTTTTAGCAAGACTAGACGCACAACAAGATTTAACTGGTGATGATTCTAAAGTAGCAATCACATTACCTCGTATGTCATTTGAGATTACAGGTTATACTTATGACGCTTCTCGTAAGTTAAATAAAAATCAAAAGATGGCTAAAGTAAAAACGTCAGGTGATACAGAAAAATTAAATACTCAATACGTGCCTGTACCATATGATATTTCGTTTCAGTTAAATGTATTTACAGCAACACAGGACGATGGTTTACAAATACTAGAACAGATACTACCATACTTTCAACCAGATTATACTGTGACTATGATACAAGACGCAACATATATGGATACAAAAAGAGATATACCTTTTATATTAGGTAATGTTTCTTATGATGATAGTTATACAGGAACATTAACAAGTCTAAGAAGAATAATTTATACACTATCTTTTACTGCTAAAACATATTTGTATGGACCAATATCTACTAGTGCAATTATTAAAAAGGTTTCTGCTGATATGTACACTAACACACAAGATAAAAATCCATTTCGTAGTGAGAGAGTTACTGTTGAACCTAATCCTACATCAGCAGATAGAGATGACAGTTACACATATACAACTACACTTGAATTTTTTGATGACGCCAAAAACTATGATGAGGCAACAGGTGATGACAAATAATGAGCAATATAGATGATAAACTAAATGAAGTTCTAGGTATTGTTGAAGATACACCAAAAGAAATAGTACCAAAAGAAACTAAAGAATTAACAGTACCAGAAGATAAAGATCCTGATATAGACTTTGAAACTGGTCGTAAAAATCTTTACAACCTAATTGACAAAGGTAATGAAGCAATTGATGGTATACTAAATTTAGCAAAAGAGGGTGAACATCCTCGTGCTTATGAAGTTGCAGGACAATTAATCAAAACAGTAAGTGAAGTATCACAAAATCTTTTAGACTTACAAGATAAGTTAAAGAAAGTAAAAGAGGTACCAAATACTGGACCAAAAAATGTTACTAACGCTTTATTTGTTGGGTCAACAACTGAATTACAAAAAATGTTAAAGGACAAAACACAATGAAATACTTTAATGAAGGTATAGAAAAAAGACTTACTTTGCCAAAGTTTCCTCGTAGCGAAGATGAGATGTCTTTTATTAAAGATAAGATAGCAACTAGAACTGCTGAAGATGTTGCTTCTATTCGTAATCATGACCAAGAACCTTTTTATGCTATTCGACAATATTGTGAAAAAAATGATATACCTTTTGATAAAGAAAAGATGATGGAGTTAATGAGTGAATCGGCAAAGATTATTACAAATATAAAGAATAGTTTTAACAGAATTAGACCTTTTGAATTAGATAAAAAATTAAATACTTTACCAAGCAAAACAAATACTACACGGTCTTATCCTAGTGGACATTCAACACAAGCAAGATTAGTTGCAAGAATAATGGCTAAAAAATATCCAGAACATGAAATAGAATTTTTAAAAGCAGGTGACGAATGTGGTATGGGAAGAATTAAAGCAGGTTTTCATTATTCGTCAGACAATGAAGCAGGTAAATTATTAGGCGAAAAACTTTTCGCTTTTGTAAAGAACATTTAAATTATGAGTAAACTAGAACAATACCTAGGGAATCCGAACCTTAAAAAGGCACACACTAAATCACGCTTTACTAAAAAACAAGTACAAGAAGTGATGAAGTGTATGGATGAACCACAATACTTTATAGAAAATTACTTGAAGATTGTTACAATTGATAAAGGTCTTGTACCTTTTGAGATGTATGATTTTCAGCGGGAGATGGTTGACAAGTTTCATAATAATCGTTTTACGATTTGTAAACTACCAAGACAAAGTGGTAAGTCAACAATTATAGTATCCTACCTCTTACACTACGTCTTATTTAATGACAATGTGAACGTTGCAATATTGGCCAACAAATCTTCTACGGCAAGAGATTTGTTAGGTCGTTTGCAGTTGGCGTATGAACATCTACCGAAATGGATGCAACAAGGCGTTCTCAACTGGAACAAAGGATCAATCGAATTAGAAAACGGAAGTAAAATCGTAGCGGCGAGTACATCTTCTAGTGCTGTTCGTGGTAGTACCTTTAACATTATATTCTTAGATGAGTTTGCCTATGTACCAAATAATATTGCTGAAGAATTTTTTAGTTCAGTTTATCCTACAATATCTTCTGGTAAAAAATCTAAAGTAATGATAGTATCTACACCACACGGAATGAATATGTTTTACAAGTTGTGGATGGATGCTGTTAACAAGAAAAACGATTATGTACCAACAGAGGTACATTGGTCTGCTGTACCTGGTCGAGATGAGAAGTGGAAAGAACAGACAATCAGAAATACTAGTGAGGCACAGTTTCAAACAGAATTTGAATGTGAGTTCTTAGGTAGTGTAGATACACTTATCAATGCAAGTAAAATAAAAACAATGGTTCCGATTGACCCACAACGAAGTGGTAACTTTGATGTTTGGGAAAAACCAAAGAAAGGACATATCTATACAGTTTGTGTTGACGTTGCAAGAGGTATAGCAAATGATTATTCGGCAGCAATAGTTGTTGATTGTACAAAGGCACCGTATAAGATTGTTGCGAAGTTTAGAGATAACGATATTAAACCAATTGTCTTTCCTAACATTTTACAAAAGATAGGTAACGCATATAACAAAGCATATATGTTAATTGAGATAAACGACTTAGGACAACAGGTAGCAGACGCTTTGCAATTTGAGTTAGAATATGACAACATGATGATGGTAACGCAACGAGGCCGTTCAGGACAAGTATTAGGAGGGGGTTTTAGTGGTAGAGGTAATCAGTTAGGATTACGAATGACTAAAGGTACGAAAAAAATCGGAACTTCTAATATGAAAAGTTTGATTGAAGCAGATAAACTAATCATTCAAGACTTCGATATAATATCAGAATTATCAACATTTATCGCAAAAGGTAAATCATTCGAAGCAGAACCGGGTTCACATGACGATTTAGTTATGTGTTTAGTCATATTTTCATGGGCAGCAAATCAAAGATACTTCAAAGAGTTGACCGATGTCAATGTAAGAGGTATGATGTTTACTGACCAACAGAATGCTATCGAAGCAGATATGGCACCTTTTGGATTTATTGACAATGGAATAGACGATCCAGAAGGAAATAACAATTCATTCTTTGATGACGCAGGTGAGTTATGGACACCTGTAGAAATACGCAAAGGAATATAGAGTTTTCGTATATGATAAATATACACAAAGGGTTATAACAAACAAAACTTAATATTAAGGAGAACGAACAAATGGCTTTTCAAGTATCACCAGGTGTTCTAGTACAAGAAACTGACCTAACGAATATTGTACCAGCCGTATCTACTTCAATCGGTGCTGGCGTAATCGTTTCTACAAAAGGACCAGTTGACGAGATAACTTTAGTATCAAGCGAAAAAGAACTAGTTGACACATTCGGTGAACCTAATGGATCAACTTTCGAATATTTTTTTGCTTTATCAAGTTTCTTACAGTACGGAAACGCCCTTAGAGTTGTACGACCTGCTCTTGCAGGGTTAGTAAATGCAGTATCATCAGGATCTGCTATACTAATTAAAAGTACAGACGACTATTTGAACAACTATGGTTCTGGCGAAGCGAACGTGGGCTCTTGGGCTGCTCGTGAAGCAGGAACTTTAGGAAACAGTTTGAAAGTTTCTGTGTGTCCTAATTCAACAGCATATGCAAGTGCTGGTAGCACCAACTTAATCAATGACGCTTCTATGGCAGTCGGCGATACATCATTTACAATTGATGACGCTGGTGGCGATAAAATTCAAGTAGGCGACATACTAGAGTTTGGAGACGCTTCAGGTAACTTTACAGCTGCACCATCAGGACATTATTATAAAATTACAGATATAT